CATTCTCACTTAGATTAGTTTCTTTACCATCTAAAGCAAAAAGTTCTTTAAAGTGTACTAAGTAATACTTACCTTGTTTATGTAAAATATGACATGATTGATAGAGTTTTTTATCTTTTCTACTTGCAACTCCAATTCTAGATAATGTTTCTCTGACTTTGAGAAAATCGTCTGGTTCTTTCAAGACGATTTCTAGCATATCATCTTGTTTCCAATTCAGTTTAACCTCTTCCATTTTTTCCACCTTTGTTCAAACTATCTTTGATAGTCTTTATCTGTTCATCATTAAGTATACTTAGAGCGGATTTTGCCTTTTCATTACTATATCCATAATACTCTTTTACATACTCTAGATCTTTAAGTTTACTTGCTTTCAACCAAGGATTAAATCTTTTCCGTGGTCTAAGACTATTTAGTAAAAAGTCAAACTGCAACTTATTATCTAGATGATGTTGGCGGTTCATCTCATTTACAAGATGAATGGTTTCTGGGTCTAATAAACACTTATTTACGATAAAGGCTAGATATTTCTTTTCCCAAGTTTCGTCTGGTGTGTCCATTAGTTTTTCTTTGGTATAGTTTATGGCATTTAAATACTCTTTTAATTCATACATGACTAATCCTTATAGCCATCTAATCTATCCTTATTATAGATTTGTCCACCCTTATCTAAAGTTTTAAATACTATAACCGTTCTTAGAGTATGACAGTTTCTAGATACAGGCATTGCTTGGTGAATCATTTTTGCTGGAAAACAAATCAATCTGTTACCTTTATATTCTGCAACTTCACCACCTACAATAGTTCCACCCATATCATCCTTACCCCAATCCATTCTAGGATAATATATTAAAGTAAAATCACCATCATCTGTATGTGAAAGTGGTTCTAATCCATGAGTATGAGCATTTAAATAAACTCTTTCCCATTGTAAATCTAAATTTATCTTTCTTATGGCAGATTGCCATATAGGCATAATCCAATCCATACCCCTATCTATAAGATTTTGTTCAGTATGACATGCTTTAATATGCCAGTGTTTACTAGGAGCACCACCCCTAGAAGGATAATCATATTCCCACGAAAGTTCTTGCACTTCTGAATCTATTAGTTCTGCAACATGTGGTTCAAGTAGATCATCTATTATCGTTAATTTATCATACCTCATTTGAATTTTACCACTCCCATAAGTTCTGTTAGACAAGCCAACAAATTAATTTCTTGGTCTGCAACAAAAGCTGCTTTGTATTGATAATCCCCTAGAATAACAACAGCATGAGGAATAGTACTAGGACTAAGATAATCGTATAGCGCATCGTAAACCCTACGATAAATCCTAATAGGGTCATTATCAAGATTACCGACAATCCACTTTCTAACATTTGTAAATTCCTTTCCCTTTAATGATGCCATTAGTTCTCCAATATTCTTTTCAGAAATATTAATAAGAATACCAGCATCAATTTGACCAGTAGCAGAATATCTTTGAAGTTCATTCAAGACTCTACGCCAGTCTGGAAAGTGTTTGTTAATTAATTCAGCAACAGCCTTTGGTTCATTTTTTATATCTTCCAATACTAATATCTTTAAGATTCTTTGGAAGAACTCTTCTGCAAGTTTTACCTTATCACCATTATTAATAGTAAAATCAATATTAGAACACCTAGAATGTAGTGGTTCAATCAATCTATTTTTGTAGTTACAAGTAAGAATAAATCCACAGTTTTTATGAAACTCTTCCATAAACCCCCTAAGGGCTGGTTGAGTCGATTGTGGATTTAAATAGTCTGCCTCATCTAGGATAATATATTTTCTACCACCCTCTAGACTTACAGTTGAAGCAAAGTTTTTGATTTTAGTTCTAAGAACGTCAATACCAGATTCTTCCGAACCATTTATCATCATATAAGTAGCACCAATCTCTTCGAGCATTGCTTTTGCAACTGTGGTTTTACCCACACCAGCAGTACCAGATAATATGATATTTGGTATTGATTTAGTTTTAACAAATTCTTTAAACGTATTCCTTAGATTATCTGGCAGAATACATTCGTCAATTCTAGTTGGTCGATATTTCTCGACCCACAAAAAGTTTTCCATAATATAATTTTCCTAAATTAAACTTTATAAGTTGATTCTGGTTCAAGAGCAATCCAATATTCTACCTTACTAGTTTTATTTTGGAAGTGACTAATATTCTTAGATGATACTGTAACATCATAGTTACCACTTATTAGTTTCATATTTTCTACTTTGAAATAGAAATTATATTCTGCACCCTCTGGAGCATTACAATCAACATTCATAGAATAATTATTAGCAGTATCGTTTTTCTTATCCTTTACTGTTAATGAATTATTTTGAAGTGCCATATCTGGTGAAGAAATAACACCAGCAGCCCTTTTAAGTTGATTAATAGTATCTTCTTCTATAGAGAATGTAACATCACTTGACGGCATTGTTATCATTTTAGTAGGACTAGTTACCACACTAGGATCAGAGTAGAAATATTTCAAAGATTTCTTTGGACTACCCTCTTCTGACATCATCACAAACTGGTCTTGGAAATCCAAAACTGGTACTGTGAATAAAGATAGAGCGGCAAGAAATTCATTCAAGTCATAAATGGCGACTTCTTTTGGAAATGTTTGTTCTACTTCTGCTTTTGCAACGATGTTCTTCATCGCTGACATTGTTGTAAGTGTATTACCTTCTTTGATAATCAAGTTCTGATTAATCGTAGAGAAGTTTTTTAATACATCTACAGTTTTATTACTTAGTTTCATTTTCAAGTTCCTTTTCATTATTATAAAGTGCTATTATACCATAATGTATAATCTTAAGCAAGTCATTTCTGTCCTTGCCATTCTTTTTTCCGTATCGTTGTGCATATTTCATTATGTTACCAATACAAAAACCCTCACCATGCCCACCATCTATGATAAACTCTGTGGCTTGAAATTTGTCCTGCCCGTAGTGTTTAGTATAAGTAGCGTCAACATAAGTTCTAAGTTCAGCAAGAATTTTATCCTCGTTGAACTTATAATCAATATCTTTATGATATTTCAACTAAGCCCTCCTCAATGATTTAATATAATTTTCTTGATCTTCTGGACTAGTTTTGCCCAGTTTCTTTAAATGTAATTTGTCAATCACATTAACATTCGTAGAGAATGTTCTTCGTTCTCCATCCCCATGAAAAGGCATAACCGAATGGCGTAACCAATTAGGGAACAAATACATAACCCCCTTTTCAGGCTTTACATATTCATCTGTAGCAGGTCTAAGAATCTTAGTGTCTGCTCTTCCATTACTTCCCCATGAGAAATAAGTGAACCCATCTACTCCACCAGAATTATTATTCAAATGGTTTTGATCTTCTGCATTTTTCTTTTCAATTGCCTCTGGAACTTTTAAATACAAAATACACGATAGTCCGAAAGGTGTAGCAACACCGTGATCGTGTAAAGGATTATAGTCGCCAGAATAACTGTGAACTGACCATGCTTCAAATGCATCTACTACTGCATCAATATCATGTCCATTCTTTAAATAAGTTCTTGCACACTGGTCGATAATAGTTTTTACTTGTGATGGAATAGAACCCTCTTCTTCATCTGTAATTGGAAAGACAAGTTGTGCTGATTTACTATTATTTTTGATTTGTCCTACAAGTCCACCAGCCAAACTATTGTTCGCAGTTGTATTACCAGCAGTTTCACCGAATTTTTCATCTTGTGTTACAATATTTTCATCAATGTATTTATTAATTTCGTCAATGGCATCACTTGGAATTTCAACTCGCATCATGTGTAGAGCAAGTTTAGTTTTCATAGAAACTTTTAATCCACTATTTTGTTTTTCATGTTCTGCATCAGCATCAGCCATTGTTTCTGCATCTGCAATTGCTTTTTCTGCATCAGTGGGTGCTTCTTCGTTAGAAGTCCAATGTTCTTTATCTGCTGTAGCAACACCACCATCTTTAAACTCTTCTGGTGCAATGTCAAATGTTTTTAAACCCATAATATATCTCCTTGGTTTTAGTAAAAGGGGGTGGCGAAAATACCGCCACCCCAAAGTTTATTATGCTGATGTTGTGTAACCTTGAACACCGAATAGTGCAGATTGTCCAGCCGCGATTACGGATTTACTTGGTGTACCAACTCTATAAGAAACACCTTTTGATCCTCTATTTTCATAGATCATCATACCTTCGTTTCTTAGTTTACCAACCATAGAAGCTGGTGATTGTAGGTCAAATTTAGTCCTTAGAGTTTTCCAAGTTACGTCATTGCCTTTTGCAAAAAGATTTCTGATTTTTGCTGTCTTTGTCATTTTCTTCATATTATACCTTTCATAGTATAGTTTTAATGTTAGAGTCATATACTAACATAGATTAGAGGCATTGTCAACCCCTAAAATTCTTTTATTTGGATTTGGAGCGGGCAGATGGAATTGAACCACCTTCTTCAATTTGGAAATTGACATAATACCTTTATACGATGCCCGCATTTTTCCTAGAATGATGGTTCGTCATCATCCTCTTTATCCATCTCAGCAAGTTCTGCATCAACGTCTGAATTATCTGTAGTAGAACCAACATCGATTCCACTATCTATTTTAGTGTAAAGATCCATAAAGGAGTCTTTGGTTTCATCATCAAACCTAGCAACACAAAGTTCAATAGACTTCATCTTGTCATTGAAGATGGCGAATGCCTTAACGATGTGATCTAACCTTCTGGTCGAAATCACTTCATCGACTCCACCGTCAAAGAAAGTCTTTCTGATAACCTCTGCCCACTTGACAAGATTATCTGCAAACACTTCATCTACAGTTCCATACTTTTTCATAGAACCGATAACGATCTTCTTTTCGGTCTTAGTAGTAGCATATGGTTGTTCGATAGTGATTGCAAACCTTTCTAAGAAGGCCTCGTTCAAAATGTTAGTTCCGATAAACCTACCGTCATCTGAACCTTTACCTTTTGTGTTAGCAGTTGCCATCACATTGAAACCATTTTTAGGAGTAATCCACTTGTTTACTTTTTTCAAGTAAACACCTTTACCCTCAAGAACAGGCTGAAGGGCAAGTAACTTGTTAGAACCTAAGTCACACTCATCAAGTAAAAGAGTACAACCTTTTTCCATAGCCTCAATAACAGGCCCAGGCACAAACTTAGTTTCACCATTTACCAATCTGAAACCACCAAGTAAATCATCTTCATCAGTTTCGATTGTGATGTTAACTCTGATTAACTCTTTTTTAAGTTCAGCATGAATCTGTTCAATCATAAGAGTTTTACCGTTACCAGACAAGCCAGTAACAAAAACTGGATAGA